TATGTGTATAGGGCAATGAAGCCCGCCAAACAGGAGAACGAACATGTATACCACTTCAATCAAAATCGGCGCTTGCTACCACGCCCACGCTCAAAACGAATGCAAGGAGGCTGCTCTTGCCGAGACTGTTGAACTGAGCCGCAAGATTGTAGACTGGAAGGAAGGCGCAACGCCCCGCTTCACGATTATTTACCCAAACGGGAAGCAATACGGACGCAACGTAGCGGTATGAAAAGCGGGGCTTCGGCCCCCACCAACAACCAAGGAGAAACGACAATGACAACCTATCACATCATCGCAGAGCGCCGCGTCAACAGTAACACAGCCGACCACGGCTACGGCGACTACCCAGAGACAATCAGATTTATCGCTTGCACAGTTGAAGCCGACACAATCCGCAAGGCTCAAAACGCGGCGAAGAGACTGCACCCAAACCGCTTTAGCTTTGGCGGCATGTTCGGCAATAATATTTACGCGGACGCAGACCTTTCATCACACCTGCGCGGATAAGGAGAACGACAATGACACCAGAGCAATTCAAAGACGCACGAAAGACCCTCTGCTACAGCCAGCAGGCGCTGGCCGACGAGTGGGGCATGGGCGCGCACGGGAACCGCACCATTCGCCGATGGGAGCAGGGAGAGCGTCCGCTGAGTCCGTTGGCGGTTTACGCGATCACGCTCATGCTTGGTGAGCTTTAGCCTGACTTTACGATAGCGACCTGATGTGATACGTTGCCAGAAACATCGGGGACGCTCGTAATGGCTCTATTTGACCGCTTTCGAAAAGTGGAAGAACGAAATCTTGAAAATCCCAGCGCTCCTGTTTCGGCAGAAGACTTCCTGCAAGTCATGGGCTGGGGTGAAATGACGGCTTCTGCTGGCGTAACGGTCAACACTGACACAGCCCTTGGTGTTCCTGCTGTCTGGGCTGCGGTCAACTTTCTGAGCGGAACGCTGGCTGGATTGCCTCTGCATGTTTACCGCAAGGCCAGCAATGGCCGAAAGCGTGTCACTGGTTCCCTAGAAAACATTCTGCATGATGCCGCCAACGACAGCATGTCGTCATTTGAGTGGCGCAAATATATGTTCGACCAAGTGTTTACTGGTGGTAGATGCGTTACCTACATTGAGCGATCTAAAAATGGCGCTGTTAAGAACCTCTGGCCACTTGACCCGCAGTACACGCGCGTTGAGCATCGCACTGAGGGCAAGCGCCAGATCAAAGTTTATCTTTGCAAGGGGGTTACCTACGCCGCCAGTGAAGTCATCGACATTCCGTTTATGCTAAAGTCAAACGGCTTGGACGTGCGCGGCCCTATTGCTACCAATCGTGACGCGATTGGCATGGCGATTGCTGCGAGTCGCTATGGGGCAAAGGCGTTCCAGAGTGGCGGCATCCCGCCTGTCGTGCTGCAAGGCCCATTCCAGAGCGGTGCAGCCGCAGCGCGAGCGTCTGACGATGTAGCCAAGACGACAGCAAAGCTGGCGCGTGAGGGCCGTCCTGTGATGGCTCTGCCAATGGGCCACGAAATGAAGCAAATCGGCTTCAACCCAGAGCAGATGCAGTTGATCGAATTGCAGCGCTTTAGCATTGAGCAGATTGCTCGCATCTACAGCTTGCCGCCTGTGTTCCTGCAAGATCTGACGCACGGCACGTTCAGCAACACTGAGCAGCAAGACTTGCACTTTGTGAAGCACACGCTGAAGCGCTGGATTGAGCAGGTTGAGCAAGAAATGAACCTGAAGCTGTTCCCGCGCGGATCGAAGCAGTACATTGAGTTCAACGTCGATGGCTTGCTGCGTGGCGATTTCAAGAACCGCATGGTCGCGCACGCGACAACAATCCAGAACGCGATCCGCACGCCGAATGAGGTTCGCACGATTGAGAACATGGAGCCGCTTGAAGGCGGTGATATTTTGATGGTGCAGGGCGCAACCGTACCGATTGCTAATCAAGGCGGAGTTGCTGATGCCAGCACCGAATGATGCGATGGCTGATGAGGCCGAGCGCGGCCATGTGGACGCAAGTGCTGTTTCTGTGTTACATTTGCCAAAAGATATGGAGGCCAAGATGGCTGAACGTGAAATTCGCGCAATGGCGCAGCCTCTCGAAATTCGTGAAGATGAGGACAAAGCGATCCGAGTTTCGGGTTACGCTGCTGTATTTGGCGAAGAAACAAACATCGCAGGCATGTTTACTGAGGTAATTGAGCGCGGCGCATTTGCCAGCGCACTTGAGCGTCAGGACGATGTTGTTTTTCTCATCAACCACGATGGCCTGCCTTTGGCGCGCACGCGATCAGGAACGCTGACGCTGACGGAAGACGAGCGCGGCCTTTACATCGAGACTGAACTGGACGGTGCTGACCCTGATGTTCGCAGCATTGTCCCAAAGATGAAGCGTGGCGATCTTGATAAGATGTCGTTTGCGTTCGTGCCAACTCGCCAAGAGTGGGATGACAGCGGTGACATGCCCAAGCGCATGATCCAAGACTTGGAGTTGTATGACGTGGCGATTGTTACGACGCCAGCGTATGACGGCACCGAGATTGGTCTTCGATCACTTGAGGCCCACCGCGCTCAAGAGAAAAAGACACAAGCAGCACGTCGCCTTCGTATGAAGGGTAAGCTGTAAGAAATAACGGCGGTTCCCGCTGTTTATAGCCCGTTCATTTCCCAGCCCTTGGGCAAGGCAAATTAAAAGGAGGCCAGCATGGCTGATCTTAAATCACTGCGGGAGCAAATGGCAAACATTGCCACAGAGGCCCGTTCCAAGCTGTCTGAAGTAACAGACAACACTCCTGAAGACCGCGCAGCAGAAATCGAGCGTGAGTTTGACGCGATGATGGCAGACCACGATAAGCTGGCTGCTAAAGCGGAGCGTCTTGGTAAAGTTGAAGCTGCACTTCGCGCTGGCGATGCTGTTGATCTTGACCGTCGCCCAACATTTGAAGACCGTTCTGCGCCAGCAGTAGACGAGGGCTTCAAGATGGACTACCGCGCTGCTTTCGCTGAGATGATCGCCTGTGGTGGTGACGCTTATGTTGACCAAGAAGTTCGCAATGTTCTTCGTGAGAACCGCGCTCAGACAGGCGGCACAGATAGCGCTGGTGGCTACACAGTGCCAACAGAGCTTGCAACATTCATTGAGAAATCAATGATTGCAACTGGCCCAATGTATGGCAACGAGCTTTTCACAGTGATCAATTCTGCTGATGGTCGTCAGTTCAACATCCCAACTGTTGACGATACAGCCGTGACTGCTGTTGCTCACACTGAAGGCACACAGCCAACAGATGATGGCGGCAAAGATGCCACGTTTGGTCAGAAGGGCGTCGGCGCATTCTCGTTTGACTCTGAGTGGATTCGTTGGTCCGCAGAGCTTAACGCTGACAGCATCTTGAACATGGAAAGCCTTTTGGGTGGGTTGATTGGTGAGCGCCTTGGTCGCATCGCCAACGACAAGCTGACAACTGGTTCTGGTTCTTCTGATGTTGAGGGTATTGTTACCAACTCAGCAGAGGGCAAAGAAGCAGCCGCAACTGGCGCTGTGACAGCAGACGAAATCATCGATTTCATCCACTCTGTTGACCCTTCTTACCGCGACTCTCCTGCGACAGCTATCATGATGAACGACAGCACACTTGCTGCGGTTCGTAAGCTGAAGGACGGCAATGGCAATTACCTGTGGCAGATGGGAAACTACCAAGCTGGCGTTCCGCAAAACCTGCTGGGCTACAACGTAGTGGTCAACCAAGCGATGGACAGCCTTGCAGCGGCCAAGAAGGTCATGCTGTTCGGTGACATGTCCAAGTTCTACGTCCGCAAAGTAGGCGCGCCAAGCATCTACGTCGCGCGCGAGCGCTTTGCACCTGACTTCGGCATTTTGGGTTATATCCGCTTCGACGGTGTTCTATCCAACACAGCCGCTGTTAAGCACTTGATCACAGCCGCATCTTAATTCGGCTTCTGGGTGGGCTAGGAAACTGGCCCACTTATTAAGCCGAAAAGGAGAACAAAATGCCCAAGGTTAAGCTGCTCACGTCGATGGCTGGAATCGACTTTTCTCACAATGCTGGCGATCTGATCGACTGCAACGACGCAGAGGCCAAGAGATACGTTGCGGCGGGGATTGCCGAGCCTGTCGAGGTTGCAAAAATAGAAAAAGCGGTGAAGAAAACATTCACCCGCAAAGCTGTTAAGGAAAAGTAAAAATGGTCAAGCCGCTATCATGTCATCACTCTCTTGAGATAGTGGACGCCCCGCTGACAACTCCGATTTCGCTTTCGGAGGTGAAGGAGCAACTGCGCGTTGAGCATGAAGACGATAATATAATTATCACCAGACTTATCAACGTTGCCGTCGCATATACTGATGTGCGTGGCGTTTTAGGTCAGGCTATGATCACGCAAAAATGGGGCCAGTGGCTTCCGTCAACACCCTCTCAGAGCGTGCCGCTAATTCTTGGCCCCGTTCAGTCTGTAAGTGCTGTAAAATATTATGACCAAAGCGGCGTTTTGCAGACTGATAACATCAACAATTATGAAGTCTTCGGCACTGAGTTTGCCAGCAAGGTAGGGCCGAAAGATGGATTTTCTTGGCCCGACGCGCAAGATCGACAAGATGCGATCAAAATTGAATATGAAATTGGGTACGGAGACACATCTGCTGATGTGCCTGACACTATTCGACACGCAATGATGATGCTGATCGGTCACTGGTATGACAACCGTGAGCAAACAGGCATGGATGAGCTTTCCAACGTCCCGTTTGGTTACGAGAACCTGCTAAATATGCACAGAAATTGCTGGTATGGTTAAGGCTGGCCTCATGCGTGACCGTGTGACGTTTCAGAGGCTCTCTGAAGGCGCTGTTGACGACTATGGCAATGTCTATAGCGGGTGGTCCGACTTGACCACCAGATCGGCTGATTTGCGCGAGCAGAAGGGCCGTGAGCGCATCAACGCTGGCGTGCTTAGTGACATGGCTATGGCGACAATGCGCGTCCGCTCAGATAGCGTCACATCTTCGATCACATCTGCGGATCGTGTCATTGCGCGCGGCATTACTTGGGCGATCAAGGATGTGATGCAGGTTGACGCAAAGGACACTCAGATTGAGTTTGTGCTTGAGAAGGGCGTTGCATCGTGAAGATTTCAGGCCAGAAAAAGCTGATGAGGCAGATGAAAGATCTCCCGAAAGAGGCTCACAAGGCTCTTGAGAAGTCTATTCAGCGCACAGTCAATTCAGGCGTCAGAAAAGCAAAGTCTATCGTCCCCGTGGAGAGCGGGGACTTGAAGAGCGGCATCAATGGCAATGTTGAGACCAGAGATGGAGAGATTTTCGGCTTCATCAACTTCTATGACGGCGATGCGGCTGATGGGCTGGCAGCTAACGCAATCAACTATGGTTGGGGAAACATGCAGTTCGGTTATCAGTTTCGTCGCGAGGTAAAGGGTATGCTCGCAGAGCGCCACAGGCGAACAGTCCAGCGAAACTTAAACAAGGCAATCAAGGACGCGACCAATGGCTGATGGCTACGCACTAGCGACCCAGAAAGGTGTTCTGGCTGCTCTAAAGGCGAATGCAGATGTTGATGCTTTAGTGTCAACGCGCATTTATGACGAGCCTCCGCAAGATGTGGCTTTCCCCTATCTTCGCTTTAATACAATTCAGCCAAGTGCGTTCGACACAGACACAGCCGAGGGAGCCTTGGTTGACATTAGCCTTGAAGCACACTCGCGCAGCGCGTCAGGCAGAGTTGAGGCCACGCAGATCGCAGAGGCTGTCCAGTCGGCCCTCCATCGGCAGGAAGCCTCCGTGTCTGTCTCTGGGTTCACCTTGGTCGAATTGATATTTGACGTAATATCAGTTACAAGAGACAGTGATGGTCGTGGCTTTACTGCTGTCATTTCACTTCAAGCGATGCTTGATACCGCCTGAACTTCCGCGCTCTGGGCAAGCGCTCTTAAAGGAGGCCAATCATGGCTAAACAACTTGGACGCGCCCTGCTGGTTAAGATCGGCGACGGCGAAGCATCTGAAGCTTTTGCAAACCTTTGTGGTTTGAATAGCAAGTCTCTGACGATCAACAACTCGTCGATTGATGTGACAACACCTGACTGCACAGCCCCAGAGGGCGCGCTGTGGACAGAAACCCTCAATGGCCTGAAGAACGTGGCTGTTTCGGGTGATGGCTTCTTCGAAGACAGCACAGCAGAGGCTCGCATGAACACCGTTGCTATGGGCGCTGACAACGCAGTCAACATGCAGATCGTTGTTCCTGACTTCGGAACATACGCTGGCGCGTTTCGGATTGCTTCGCTTGATTTCGGCGGCGAAACAGAAGGTGGTGTAACTTACTCTGTGTCTCTTGAAAGCACTGGTGCCGTTACCTTTACGGCTGCTTAATGAGCATCACGGCTGAATCGCCGCGTGGAGGTGTTGTCGAGTATATCGGCGACACCTCCTACACGTTCTTGCTGCGCAATCGCGAAATTGAGCGGTTCGAAGATAAGCACAAAGGCATATTTGAGCTTTGGGAGAGCTTCTTTGGTCGGGCCGCAAAGCCTACAAGTGGAGAGGTTAAAGACCTGCTTGCATTGAGTTTGGTTGGAGGTGGTCTGAAAGATCACGAAGCTGACAAGGTTATGGCTCAATGCACTCCTTCTGACCTCATGCGATTGTTTCAGATAGCCCAAGCGGTTCTTGGCGTTGCGTTTATGCCTGATGTGTCTGACGAGCCAGAGGTAAAAAAAAAGACAACGAGCAAACCCCAAGGCGACTAAACGTCAGAAGCATGATTAAAAACGGGATCGTCGCGGGGTTAAAACCTGATGATATCCGTGATATGATCCCGAAAGACACATGGCTTGTGTTTCAGGGGTGGTCTGATGCACACTCGCCCAAGAGTTCAGGTTCCGAGGCCATGACGGCGCAACAATATAGAGAGCTTGTGGAGCGAGTAGATGGCAGTTAGTGCAGAACAGTTAAACATCATTCTCAGCGCTCGCGATAAAGAGTTTGCAAAGGCAATGGATCGCAGTCAAAAGCGCGTTGCTATGTTCGCTAAAAAATCTCAAAAAGATTTAAGTAAAACAGGTGCTGCATTTTCCAAGCTTGGCAAAGCTGCGGGTCCATTGCTTGCAGCCTTGTCTGCAAAGGCTGTCGTTGGCGCACTCAAGAACGTCATACAATCTTTAGACGATATTGGAAAAACCGCTGATCGAATTGGCATTACAACAGACGCACTTCAGGAATTAAGGGTTGTTGCTGAGAGTGCTGGCGTATCTCAAGCAGCGCTAGACACCAGCATTGAGAAGCTGGGCAAGGGTTTGGCTGAAGCCTCTATGGGTATTGGCACTGCCAAGGTCGCGCTTGAGCAGCTAAATCTTTCTGCTGATGACCTGATCGGGCTTGGTCTTGACGGGGCAATGGGAAAGATTGCGGACGCTATAAACAAGGTTCCAAGCCCAATGGAACGCACTGCTCTAGCGATGCAGCTTTTTGGTCGCAGCGGAGCGCCCATGCTTAACCTCTTGCGAGAGGGTAGCGACGGCATGGAGACAATGAGGGAAGAAGCGCGCAAGCTTGGCGTTGTTATTGACGAGGATTTGATCCGAAACGCAGAAGAGGCGCAGACGCAGCTAGACCTGATGTCCAGAGTGATCAACGCGCAGCTTTCATCCGCGCTGATAGAGTTGGCACCATTGCTGGTTAATGCTGCAACTGGAGTGGCATCAGTCGCGAAAGCCGCTTCTGCTTTCTTAAATTTAGATTTTTCTGGGATGACCAACACGGCGCTTTTGGACGCAGAAGGCTTGAAGAGGTTGGCGAAGAAGTATTCTGGACTTGAGGCCCAACTGGGGAAGGTTGCTCAAGCGCAAGCTGCTTATCAGATCCACGTCGACCGAGGTGTGGAGGGCGAAGAGCAAGCTGCAAAGTTTTTAATAAGAAGAACTAAAGCAGAAGAAGAACTAAGGAGCGCAATAGCAAAAAAGCAAGCGCAAGAACAGGCTGGCGCGTCAGCGCAGGACGCTGAAGCAACCTTGGTGGCGCAAACCGCAGAGCTTAAAGAGCAAGTTCGGCTAAATGGCATGTCTGCGGAGGCCGTTGAGAGGGAGCGCATACGCAGAGCGAGATCAACCCTCGAGGCTAAGATTATGAATGATCTGGCCAGAGCGGGGACAGAGGCCACCAGTGAGCAGCTGATGGATATACTTGATCTGGGACAAGCCTACCAAGATGCGGCAACCGCAGCCAGCAAGATTCTCAACCCAATCAAGGCCGCTGCATCTGGCACGGGAAAGATAGCTACCGCTGCCGTTTCTGCGCGAGAAGAGCTGACAACTCTTGGCGACGAATCCGTTCGAATTTCACCTATGCTCCAGCAGCTTGGGTTCGACGCTGAAAGTCTTGATGGCATCATGTCCACAGTAGAGAGCAGCATGGAAAATGCCTTCATGAGCATGGTTGATGGCACTATGAGTGCCAAAGACGCATTTAAATCTATGGCCTCCAGCATCATTAAGGAGCTTTTCAGGGTTTTAGTAGTGCAGAGGCTTGTTAATTCAATCAGCGGTGCAATATTCGGGGGAGGCGGCGGTGGCGCACCTGCCGCAAGCATTCGCCCTATGGCAAGGCCAAAGGCTTCAGGCGGTTCGGTTCAGTCTGGTCAGCCATACGTCACTGGTGAGCATGGTCGCGAGCTATTTGTGCCGTCACAAAACGGCAGGATTTTAAGTGTGGCTCAGTCGCAAAACGCTGCTCGCGGAGGCGGCGGTGGTGATGGCGTCACGGTCATTCAGAACAACACATTCGGCAGCGGGGTAACGCGCGCAGAAGTCAACGCGATGCTGCCGAAGATGGTTGAGGCAACAAAAGCTGCTGTTGCAGACTCGAAACTGCGCGGTGGATCATACGGTGGGGCATTTTCCTGATGGCTATTACTTACCCTTTGGCACTGCCAACGCACACACGCATTTCGCAAATTGAGCTTAGAGCGTCAAACGCAGTCGCCTACAGCCAAAGTCCCTTCACGTTCGCGGGCCAAGCGCACGCTTATGCGGGTCAAATGTGGCAAGCGGATGTGACGTTGCCGCCTATGCGAAGAACTGATGCGGAAAAGTGGGTGGCTTGGCTTGTTTCCCTACGCGGGCAGCTTGGTCATTTTTATCTTGGCGATCCGCTGGGCTGCAACGCTCGCGGGTTAGCTAACACCTTTGCGGGAACTCCCATCATAACCAACCAGACGGGTGGGACGATTTCTGTAACTGGCGCATCTCTAAGCAAAGATGGCTGGCTGTTGGCTGGGGATTACATTCAGATCGGCACTGGATCTGACGCCACGCTGCACAAGGTTCTGCAAGATGCTGACACAAACTCTAGCGGGAATGTATCACTAGAAATCTGGCCTCATGTTCGTGCCACTAGAAGTGGCAGCGTGACAGTAACAAACGCCAAAGGTCGATTTAGGCTGGCTTCAAACGAACAGTCTTGGAGCATTAATAGCGCGTCAACTTACGGAATTAGTTTTAGCGCGATGGAGAAGATATGAGCCGCACTGTCCCATCCGATTTACTGACGTCGTTAAGCCAATCGGAAGTTCACCCCTTCTATGCTGTGGATATGGACTTTGATACAGCACCTCTCCGTTTTTGGACGGGTTATGGCGACAGAACTATCTTCACCAACACGTACACTGGCACAGGCAACCTGTTAAGCATCAGTGGGCTTGAAGAGGCTAATGACCTGTCTGCCAAGGGGGTAACCCTGCAACTATCTGGAGTACCCACTGAGATCGTCTCTTTGGCGCTCCAAGAGCCATACCAGCGACGTAGCTGTAAGATATACTTCGGGACTACCGACACGACAGTGCCTATTGAATTGTTTAGCGGCCTGATGGACAAGATGACAATTCAGGATAGCGGCGAGAGTAGCGTTATTGAACTGACTGTTGAGAGCAAGCTGCTCAGGCTGAATAAAGCAAGCAACTGGCGCTACACTCAGGAAAACCA